ACTTTATACATATCCAGTACTCTTTTAATATGATCTGGAAAGCCTGTATTATTCCTAATACTAGTAGAAACTGGATTTTCAATAGTTGCTCCTCCAATAGACATTCTTTCTTTTCTTTCATCTTTGAGATAGTATTTAACTAAATCAAATATTGCTAGTTTTAAATCTTCAGGGCAAGAGCTATATCCAGCAGTATATATTACCTTTACAGCTTTTCTTCCTTTTGGAAATGCTTTATCAACTTCTTCGCTAGTACGAATTATACTATCTGTCATAGAGTCTACAATATACTCATATTTACCACTACTGTCAGAATTTTCTGTAATTAGTGTAACATATGAATCTGCTTGAGATTCTCTTTCCTGTACTGAAGTTATCGTTCTAATAGGTCCTTCATCTAACATAACTCGACTTGTTCTAGCATCTAGAATATCAAAATATTCCGTTTTAGCGGAACTATAGTCATCTATAAAACTAGTACCGCAATAGTTTTTAACTAGTTTACTAACGGAATCTACTATAACGTTAATACGGGCGTCCATAGTTACTCCCGTCAAACCTGCGAAATCCTTATAGTGCTGTAATGTTATTAAATCTGCCATATTTTTCCTTTATAATTATAGTTGGGGGATTGCTCCCCCAACTAAAAATTATCTTAGCTATTAAGATTAGCTCTTAAGAACCTTTGTATTGTCTCACATGGACAGATGTTGTACCATCTATCATATCAGTGAAGCCGATTCTTTGTGAAGCGACTAATACTCTTCTTTGATTAGCTACTTCGTAATCAGATTCGATAGTAACACCTCTTAATCTAGGCATTACATAGTTCTTAGCATAAAGTGCTACTGCGAACATTTTGCTTACTGCTGGAGTAGCAAATTCGTCACAAACGAGTATCTTTGAACCAAATACTGATCCAATTTCTCCTCTTAGCTTAGTGGCAACATCGCCAACCAAATTTACATCTTGAAATTCAGCATCTTCTAGTAAACTAAAATATTCTTGTGAATTTACAATGTAAGTAACATCTGCGGCGTTCATTCCATATTTGCCCATTTTCTTTCTCATTGCTAATAGATTTAGCGCTGTTAAAGATTCGGAAGCAAATGCAGTTGCTGATTGCGTTATGTGCGAAGCACTTGAGTTATCTGCAGAAGCTAGTTGGATTAATCCATCAAAAGTAGCTCCACCAGTACCATAGACACCATCTGCATGGTCTCCGGCTAGTAAAGCATTCTCAATGCCTCTTGCATGTGCTCTAACAATTGACTCCCTGATTAAAGGAAGGATTGGTAGAATTGCGTCTTCTTCAGTCTCATTACCTAAGTATGATTGTGAAATCAGTTTTTTTGTTGAAAGAGTTCTTTCAGTTAGATCGATACCACTATATGTTCCGTCATAAGTATCGCCCCTTTCTTCCAAGTTACCATGTGGGCTTGAGCCCGCAGCTGTTTGTGCCGCTGTAAATTCAGCGTAACCAGCATCTGGTAGTATTGGAATAATTTGAGTAGCACTTGTCATTGGAATTTCTCTAAATAGAGGTGCCAATGTTAAGGCTAATTGAATATCTCTTTCCACATTTGTTGATACAGTCTGTTCGAAATCTGCACTTGAAACGCCAACACCTGAATGTGCGTTAACTTTTTCAAGAGTTTCTCTTCCTAACTTCGTATCCCAACCTTTTCCTGTAGCTAGTCCTAACGTCCATGCATCATCGATGTCACTTCCGAAGGCTTTCTCCCAGTTAGAGTTTTGTCTATCACCGAAAATTCTTTTAGATTCGCGAATTGCTTCGATTTCATCTTTCTTTTCAGTAAGTTCAGTTCTAAGTTCGTTAACAACTTTTTCGAGGTCTTCATGTTTGTCTGAAACACGTTTTTCAACGTCTTGCATAAGCCTTTCAGCTCCAGACATTCCAACTTCTACTATTGTTCTAACTTTTTCTACTTCAGCTTCTTCAACAGCTTTTTCTTGAGCTTCTAACTCAGCTGTTTCGTCAACTTCCGCTTGTTCCTTTGCTTTTTGTTCAGCTTGTTGCATAGCAATTTTTGCAGCAGTTGCTTGCGCAATTTCTTCTGCATATGCTTTCAAGTCTACTGTACTTTGAGCTTCTGGAGTTTTTGTGTCCTTAGACATAGGTTTCTCCTGTGAAACGGTTTTATCCGTTGCTTGTGGCGTATCAACTTCATCAATATTAACTGTGTCTGTTGAATTAGCCATATTATTATTAGATATAAAAGTTTTCTTAAACTCTTCGTATTCCTCTTGAGAATCAAAAGATTTCGCAATTGAAAACATAGCAGTTTGGTTAGCTGGAACGCTAACAACTGATACCTCAAAAAGTTCGGCGTCTTTTATCTTATATCCGTCGGTTTCTTCATTATAATCAGCATCCTTGACTCTGAAACCAACGGAAAAGGCTCCAAGAACACCGTCTTTTATTAAATCTTTAATTTCGCCTGCTGACTTAGAGATCTTTGCTCCTATCTCTAAACCTTCTTCGCCTACTTCCATAGAAGTAGCACGACCAATTGGCCTGTTATAGTCATGATTAAATAAAATTATAGGGTTTTGTTTGAAATTCTCCAATCCCTGTGATTTTGTCCATGCATCATGATTAATAACATCTCCAGTCCGATCCAAAGCATTGGTAGAAGCTAATCCTGAGATTTTGATACTACCGTCTTCGGCCTCGCCTAGAGTCTTAAAAGTGTTTGTCCAATGAAAAATTTTCTCCATTATTTACCTCACTTTTTTGCTTTTTTGGGAGCTGCTTGTGCTTTCTTTGGAGCTACTTTCTTCACTGCCGCTTTTGGAGCGGGTGCTGGAGTAGCTACTGGGTTAGCTTTGGCCCATTGGTCTGGAAAGTTTCTTTTTACCATACTTTGCATACGCGCCCACGACCCAAAAGGTCTTTTTGCTACCATATATCTTATGGGAGCATCTTCGGCTGCTTTATACTCAGAAGGATTCATCATACCTTTTTCAGCAAAGTAATCTGCTAATTGTTTAAGTACTGCTTTCTTGTTCGCCATTATCCTGTTCCTCTTCTTGTGGTGGTCTTCCACCTTCTTCGGGGTTTGCTGCACTACCCGCTATATTTGCTGGGACTCTTAAATCATCATGTCCTTCTAAAGGCTCATGACCTAAAGCTTCCCTAGCTTCATTTGGTGCCATAATGCCAGTATTTACAAGAGTAGCATAATAAGATGCTTGATCTCGTAACTCTGGTTGCAATGCTGGAATATCTGTTATATTCTCTGTTATTGCAAACCCAAAATACCTTTCAAAAGCATAACCAATCTTTCTCACTATTGGAAGTATTGTTTCCAGATAGTATAGTCTGTGGTTAGGTCTAATGTTAGCATTATTGCCTCCGTCTAAAAGAATAGGTGGAACACCCATCGCTTCTAGAATAATTTTCTCATTCGCGTTGATAGAAGATTGGAAATCCAATTCTTTAAAGTTGATTTTTGTTAAATCATCAACTTCAATTCCACCATCTAAAATGAGTGGCCTTTTACCGCCATTTAAAGGATTGTATCTAGTAGCCCATGCTTGCAGCATTCTCTCTTTGATTCTCTCAGAGAGAGTGTTAGGGCTTTTAAGTACTAATCCTGGTACCGCTCCATTCTTGAAGAAGTTATCTTGAAACTTCCTCATATTATCTAGTAAATACATAGTTCGATATGCTGGTTTTAATCGTGGTACTCCTCTATAAATTGATTTAAATGAGTTTTCTTTGATATGTATAATTTCTTTAGGAGTATAATCGACATGACCATCATATTCGAATTTCTCTATATAAGTACTAGTATCAGAATGAATTGTTACATTCTGCGCTGGAAGATGATATAAATGTCTTCCATCAAAATAGACGAAAATATTCCCGTCAATCATTAGATCAATTATAAGATTTCTCTTAAACGTATTGATATCCTGAAACGGGTTCGGTTCTTTATTAAGTAATAAATCTACACGAGTTTTTCGAACATTATCTACTACTGGTGCGATTCCATTAACTTTTAATCCTATATCAAAAGGAATATCTGAACTGTCGTCTACTATCATATTTACAGCGCGATTAACTACTTCTAGTTCCTCGTACGCTGATCTATAATTTTCTTTATTTTCTCGGGTACTTATAGTCATACCCTCATCCATGCCGATAAAAGACTGAGCAGGATTTAATTTCTCCTCCTCAAGTTTTTGTCTGCCTAAAATTCTGTCATACCATGCCATATTTTTCTCTCTGTATATTAACCCATCTTTTTTGCTTAAGTGCTGTCACTAACTTAGGTCGTTTACCATAAATACTGTGAAGCCTTTGATGATGGGCTTTGCATAGTGTAGCAGCTTCGTGATAAATTTCGTTTGTATACTCTTCAATGAAAAGTTCTCGAAGATTCATTATTTCATCTGCCGAGGTTATAGTAACTTTCTTACTAATTAACCAAGTTTCGAGTAACTCAGTCATTCCGTAGAAGTGGTGAAAGTCTAAATGTTCTGTGTCTCCACAGATAAAGCACTGAGTGTCTTTATTATATTTAGATTTCGCTTTGTCTCTAACGTACTTGACTAAATCTCTTTTTAAATCCATAAAATCTCTATTAATTAAAATTATACCAAAAATTCACCTTCTTGTCAACATTTATTTTTTCGTTGGTCTCCACTAAAAAGTACTCGCTGATGTCTCAAAGGTATAAAGTCCATATCTTAAAGCGTCTGACATATGACTTGCCATATTATGTTTTGGCCTTTCTTTCATTAAATTGGGGTTTGGATCCCACTGATATTGGTCTACTGCCTGCAGTACATGTTCACATTTTTGATCTACAATTAAATTATCATTATCAATTATGTTTGCTGCACGTCCAATTCCATCTAGAATAGACTTTTTAGCATTTATAGTAGATATATCGTAATTTTGGGCAAAATCAAAGCGAGTTTGTTGAGCCGCTGAATCGATATAAATCCAATCTATGTTATATTTGTCTACTCTTTTACGAATTTCGACTGCATGTTGTTCAGTAGTCCTTTCAGCATCAAGGTATTCATCTAATAGATAAAATTTTTCTTGATCCCAGTCATAAGCTATCACGCAAAAAGCGGTTGGGTCTTTATACCCGACATCAAGACCAGCAAAAACATCCATTTTACTAGTATCAAGTTGACTCAGGTCTGCGACACATTCTTCAAAATTAAAATTCCATACTTGTCCCTCGTATGTGTTAAAATCAGCTAAATATTCTTGCGAAAATTCAGCTTGGGACATTGATCTCTTTGCTTCTAGTATATCTTCTTCACTAAATCTTGGATTTTCATGATAAGTAGCTTTTATAGAAGCCCAATCTTTAAATTCATCACTGAAACCTCTGTGATAAAAGTCTGCAAACCAATTATTTCTACCCCTAGGAGTGGAAATAAATACGGCTTTGCTGTTTTCTTTGTCTAATGTAGGACGAAGGGCTATATTAAACGCATCTTTTCCATCAGCAAGTGCTGCTTCGTCGAAAATAATCAGATCATATGATCTACCAACAGTAGAATCAACCTGATTAACTGAACCCATTCTTATAGTTGAACCATTAGATAGTTCAATTACTTTATCTTTTGCATTATCCTTAACCACCTCGAGATCAAAGTGCCTAATAAGCTGTCTTTGTAAATCGAATGAAATTTGCGATAAAGCGTAGTTTGGTGACATAATTAATATGTGGGAACCCGGCACGAGTGAAACAAGCTGTCCGATGACATTTGTAATATACGTTTTCCCCTGCCGCCTTGATATAGCGGCACACACAAATCTATATTTTGGGTTGTTTAAAGCATTGATTAATGCTGTCTGTGCTGAATTAGGTATAATGCCTAATAAGTTCATATATTCTGAAATAGGAAGTTTTATAAAGCGCTCTGAAGCGTCAAAAGGCATTATATCTTCAAAAAGTATATCTTTTCTACTTATATCTAACATTAGTGAATCGTAGTTTCAGTTATAGTTTCAATAATAGGAGCTTCTAATAGAACTCCTTCCGAGTCACATACATTTAAAAGATAAAGATACCCCATGCATAGATCGCTCATCATCTGATCAGCTTCA